TTACGGGGTAATGCCAACCGCTGCCGCCACTTTGTCGCCACTTGGCAGCGTTGCCAGAGGATTGAAACGGAGCGCCGTTTCCAGATGATCCGGTGCCAGATGTGCGTAACGCATAGTCATTTTTATATCGTGGTGTCCGAGAATTTTTTGTAAGGCCAGAATGTTTCCACCCGACATCATGAAGTGCGCTGCAAACGTATGGCGCAGAACGTGTGTGAGTTGACCGCGAGGGAGCACGATAGACGTTTTTTCCATCACGGATAAAAATTGAAAATAGCAGTCTGTGAAGAAATTGAACCCATCGAGCGCCATGATCTCTTCGTAAAGCTCTTTACTGATAGGGATGCTTCTGTTTTTCTTCCCCTTCGTTCTGACAAAGGTAATTCGGTATTTGGTCACCTGTGAGCGGGTAAGATTTACGGCTTCACGCCAGCGTGCGCCTGTGCTTAAGCATATCTTAACTACCAGTGCCAGAATTGGGTCCTGACGTTTGCAATCAGCCAGCAATTCAACAATCTGCTCATGGGTAAGCCATGCCATCTCTTTTTCTGCGATGGTGAATTTTCGCATGTTCTCCAGTGGGTTCGGATACGACCATTCGCCCAGACGGGATAGTTCGCTAAAAACACTACTTAGATAGCTTTGCTCCAGGTTAATGGTGACCGGGCTTGCTCCTTTCTTCCATTTCTCGCTGAAGTAGATCTCGCCTGTCAGGCGTTTATCTCGATAGTGAGCAAACATTTTTGAGGTGAGATCAGTTGCAAGGGGATTTCCCAAGGCGTCAACCATCAACAGCAGCTTGTTGTAGACATGCTGTCCGGCAGTAAGAGATTTGCCATGTAATTTGAACCATAGCTCAACCATATCTTTCAGTGTCCGACGATCCACTGATTCGCCCAGCCAGGGTTTTGCTTCTATTTCCCCCATGGTGTATCGCTCGAAGGCCAGTGCTTCGCCTTTGGTGGCGAATTGTTTACGCACACGGCGTCCGCTACGTCCGGCGGGGTAACATTCGCAAAGCCATTTTCCTGTGGTGAGTTTTCGTACTGCCATAAAAAATGCCCTCATATCAGAGGGCTAAATTTAACTGTATATAACAACAGTATTCAATGTATTTTTTACTTAGTAGCATACATGTTCATGATTAATCTGTTTCTTTATCACTTCCAGTTACTTTAACTTTGTCTTTGATTGTATTCAAAAATGACGCAAAACTCGGTGGTTGCTCTGTCTGACCTGAAAATGCAGAGTCACCTGAAATATTCCAATCCTTAAAGACTTCTATTGCATCCTCTTTAGTTGCTGTAGAACCGTATATCTGCAAAAAAACTTGACCAAACATCAAAGCATGTCGACGATCTTTTCGCCTGATCGATTCATGTGTGTACTTTTTTGAGTTACTAAGGCAGATATATGATAGCCATGAAAGAATGGCGATTCCAACTAATCCTCGCGTGAAGATATATATTAACTGAAGGTTAGTGAGATTTTTTAAATCTAAGTTCATGTATAATGTAAAAAAAGCAGATACTACTGCAAGGAAGCCAAAAAATACCCCTGCAATAGACCAGATAATAGACATCAATATAAAATGTTTGTCATCACTACCAAGATCTGATTTAACATCGTTAACATAGGTGGGGATTTTATCATCGATTCTTTGTTGCTGTACTTGGCTACGGAGTTCCTTATTTTCACTAATCAATGAATTAATTTGTTTTACGTTGTTTTCGATTATTGCGTTTTTTCTATTAAGATCCTGAGTATAATGCTCTAACTGTAGAGTTAATATGCTGTTTCGTTCTTCTAATTGTATTATATGTTCTACATAATTATTAGGTTCAAGTGATTTTACATTTTTTCTTTTATTGGCTTTATTTTCATTTATATTGGGTTCTTCATCCATCGGTGGCCTAGTTATGTATTTTTCAATTAGCGCTAGGTTATTATGAGCTTCAGAAAGCTCTCCTGCTTCTATTAAGTCTTTTATATGAGAGTAGAAGTGTTTTGCTATATTTTCAGACTGTGAATCAAGAAATTCTAATAGGTGTTTTTTTATTTCGCTATCTTTATTGGTTGGTTCAGTCATGATGTTTCTCTTTATACATTTTTAGTAAAAACTCTTTTACATTTTGCCAAAACGATAATGTCAGTAAGTAAGCATTCAAAACTTGCGTTAGTGCCTACAACTTTAACCATACCAACGGGTATGCGAGTCAAATCTTTGATACTTATTTTCCCTTCAATATTCACAAGCCACTTGCCATCAGTAACTTCATTAAATTTTGATTCTACAATATATATTTCCTCATCAATGAATACTGCTAAAGGTTGCAGAAAGGTTCCTTCTAACAACTTAGAGTCAAAAGTCAAGAAGGTTTCTTGAGCAAGAGATCCATCAATTATTTTATGATATGGGATAGTGATAGTATCGTTTCGAGGCTTTTCAAACATTGCCCCGTTACCAGTGGTTAGCCATGTTAATGAAGCACCGGTTTCCAGTGAGCATTGAATAATCCAGTCAGCAGGAAAGGTATCTCTCATGTAACGATTGGCTAATGTACTTTTTGATACACCAATATGATCAGCTAAAGCTTGTCTTGTCTTAAATCCATAAGCCAAAACGATTCGCTCTATTGCTGCTTTTCCACCTTGGTTAATAGTAAAAGAGTTCTCATTTTGGATGTCTTGTTCTCTATTGAGATGTTGATGCTTGCTGTCACAATTGTTGTGACTTTTTTCTGCATTATTTGTAATGCTTCCCTTCTCGGTATCAGTGCCAAATGCCAACCACTCGACCGGCACTCCAGTCTCCATGCTACAGATAACAACCCAATCAGCAGGGAAAGTGTCACGGGCATACCTGTTCGCCATTGTACTTTGCGATATACCTAGGTGATTACAGAATGCTTGTCGGGAAGAAAAACCATAGGCTTTCAGTATCCGATCTATAACCGATTGCCCTCCGCGATTCTGCATGATTAAGGATTTCTTTTTTTCGTCCACATGGCGAAATGTGATTTCATGTGTTGACATAACCGATTTGTGATCCTATTCTCCGAAATGTGAAGTTAAAGCCACGATTAAAACTGACTCACCACAAGCCAATAGGAGATGTTGCATCATGACCCCTAACATTTCAATAACCCTGAATACGCCACATGTCACAATTGAGCGTTATAGCGAACTTACTGGTCTTTCAATCGACACAATTAACGATATGCTGGCTGACGGTCGCATCCCTCGGCATCGCCTTCGGAAAGACAAGAAAAGAGAAAAGGTAATGATCAACCTTGCTGCTCTTACCGTTGATGCACTTACTGATTGCAATGTTGTATTCAACTAGTTCCATTTTGGGATACATCAGAGGTGTCGACCATGTTTGATTACCAAGTTTCCAAACATCCACATTTTGATGAAGCCTGTCGTGCATTCGCACTGCGCCACAATCTGGTGCAACTGGCAGAACGTGCAGGCATGAATGTGCAGATTCTGCGGAACAAACTGAACCCAGCTCAACCTCATTTATTAACCGCACCAGAAATTTGGTTGCTTACCGATCTGACTGAAGATTCAACGCTGGTAGATGGTTTTCTGGCACAGATTCATTGTCTGCCATGTGTTCCGATTAATGAGGTGGCAAAAGAGAAACTACCGCATTACGTCATGAGTGCAACCGCAGAGATCGGGCGTGTTGCTGCAGGTGCGGTATCTGGCGATGTAAAAACCAGTGCAGGTCGTCGTGATGCTATCAGCAGCATTAACTCTGTAACACGACTGATGGCGCTGGCTGCTGTTTCATTGCAAGCCCGTTTACAGGCTAATCCTGCGATGGCGAGTGCAGTTGATACCATGACTGGCCTTGGTGCTTCATTCGGTTTGCTGTGAGGTGTTTATGCTGACGAAAGAACCATCATTTGCATCGCTGCTGGTAAAACAAAGCCCGGCAATGCACTACGGTCACGGCTGGATCACGGGTGAGGATGGAAAACGCTGGCATCCATGTCATTCACAAGATGAATTGCTGTCTGAATTGACCACGAGGAAACGGAGAAAGTCCAAATGTATGCGGCAGAAAGTGAAGTGGTTTATCAGTTTCGTTACAGAGGGGAGAGTTATTCAGTACCTGAAGATGATTTGCTCTGTTGCTATCCGTCATTGTCGGGCGATGGCAGTTACTTTTTCACGTTAAAGGATGGGACGTTTTTACGGGGAGAGCAGGTTAAAGAGACGATACGAAAAAATGTATCTCCTCTTGAGCGTTACCGTAAGAACAAAGAACGATAGCTGCGTTTGGGGGATATGAAGTATGGCAATTAATGGCGCTGCAGCAACTGTTCCATTAAGCCCCGGTGAACGCCTGAATGGACTTAATCACATTGCGGAGTTAAGGGCGAAAGTTTTTGGCCTGAATATTGAGTCAGAGCTTGAGCGGTTTATTAAAGATATGCGTGATCCACGGGATATCAATAATGAACAAAATAAACGGGCACTGGCTGCCATATTCTTTATGGCAAAAATTCCAGCTGAACGTCATAGCATCAGCATTAATGAGCTGACCACTGACGAAAAGCGGGAGCTGATTAAAGCAATGAATCATTTTCGTGCAGTGGTGAGCTTATTTCCCAGACGGCTAACCATGCCGAATTAACCAACTAATGAAATTAATGGCGTAAACCCGCCGGGCATCCCTTTATCTAAATTCAGGAGAATTGATTATGCGTAATATTGAAACCCTCACGACTAAAACCGGACCGGATGACGCAGGGCTTAATATTTTACTGACAGAGGCTCGTCTGGAAGAACGCCGGGCAAGGGCTGAAGCAATGGCTGCTCGCCTTGATAGCCTGGCGTGTCATATCTCATCCCGCCAGCTAAACCACGTGGAAGCGGCAGAACTGCTGCGCGTGACTGCTGAAGCAATCCAGAACGAAGCGCAGGAGATCCACTAATGGCTGATGCAATGGATCTCGTACAGCAGCGCGTTGAAGAAGAACGCCAGCGCCATATCCGTGCAGCCCGTGCCAAATCACCGGGCGTGTCACGCGTACTTTGCATTGAATGTGAAGCGCCAATTCCGCCAGCACGACGCCGCGCCATTCCGGGAGTGCAGCTTTGCATTACCTGTCAGGAAATCGCAGAACTGAAAGGCAAACATTACAACGGAGGTGCTGTATGAGCACCATCCTGAAATGGGCGGGAAATAAAACCGCCATTATGCCAGAACTGAAAAAATACCTTCCTGCTGGCCCGCGACTGGTTGAACCTTTCGCGGGTTCCTGTGCTGTGATGATGGAAACGGATTATCCCAGCTATCTGGTTGCGGATATTAATCCTGATTTAATCAACCTCTATAAAAAGGTTGCCGCTGATTGTGAATCGTTTATATCTCGCGCCAGAGTTTTATTTGAGATCGCAAACAGGGAGGTGGCTTATTACAACATAAGGCAGGAGTTTAACTGCTCAACTGAAATTACTGATTTCATGAAAGCGGTATATTTCCTGTATCTCAATCGTCACGGTTACCGTGGTTTATGTCGCTATAACAAGAGCGGGCATTTCAACATTCCCTACGGTAATTATAAAAATCCGTATTTCCCTGAAAAAGAACTTCGCACATTTGCAGAAAAAGCCCAGCGAGCGACGTTTATCTGCGCCAGCTTTGATGAAACGCTGGCGATGTTGAAGGCGGGAGATGTGGTGTATTGCGATCCGCCATATGACGGTACGTTTTCCGGCTATCACACTGATGGTTTCACTGAAGATGACCAGTATCACCTGGCATCCGTTCTTGAACATCGGTCATCAGAAGGACATCCGGTCATTGTTTCTAACAGTGACACATCCCTGATCCGTTCGCTGTATCGCAATTTTACTCACCACTATATCAAGGTAAAACGCAGCATCGGTGTGGCAGCTGGCGAGGGTAAATCAGCAACAGAAATCATTGCTGTTTCCGGGCCGCGCTGCTGGATGGGATTTGATTATTCGCGTGGCGTGGATAGTTCTGCCGTGTACGGAGTACGTGCATGAGTCATGCCGATATGAACAACTGCTGCGGCTTTAACGAGGCTGCCGCAGCATTCTCATGGAACAGCCCGAAAAAGGCCATTAACCCTTATCTGGACCCGGCGGAAGTTGCGCCGGTTTCTACGCTTTCAAACCTGATCACTCTGTACGCTGCCGATAACGAGCAGGAACAGTTGCGCCGCGAGGCACTGAGTGATCAGGTCTGGGAGCGTTATTTCTTTAATGAATCACGTGATCCTGTCCAGCGCGAAATGGAGCAGGATAAGCTCATTAGCCGGGCAAAGCTGGCGCATGAGCAGCAGCGTTTTAATTCAGACATGGTCATTCTGGCGGACGTCAACGCCCAGCCTTCCCATATCAGCAAGCCGCTGATGCAACGTATTGAATACTTCAGCAGCCTGGGCAGGCCAAAGGCTTATTCCCGCTATTTACGTGAGACGATTAAGCCATGTCTGGAACGACTGGAGCATGTACGCGACAGTCAGCTATCTGCATCTTTTCGCTTTATGGCAAGCCATGAAGGGCTGGACGGCCTGCTGATCCTGCCTGAAATGAGTCAGGATCAGGTGAAACGCCTTTCCACCCTGGTAGCTGCGCATATGAGTATGTGCCTTGATGCAGCTTGTGGTGATTTGTATGCCACCGATGACGTTAAGCCAGAAGAAATCCGCAAGACATGGGAAAAGGTGGCAGCGGAAACCCTGCGTCTGGATGTCATCCCACCTGCGTTTGAGCAACTCCGTCGGAAAAGAAACCGCCGTAAACCCGTGCCCTATGAACTCATTCCGGGTTCGCTGGCGCGTATGTTGTGCGCCGACTGGTGGTATCGGAAATTATGGAAGATGCGTTGCGAATGGCGGGAAGAGCAGTTGCGCGCTGTTTGCCTGGTCAGCAAAAAAGCATCTCCTTATGTCAGCTATGAAGCCGTGATGCATAAACGTGAGCAGCGTCGTAAGTCGCTGGAGTTTTTCCGTTCTCATGAACTGGTGAACGAAGACGGCGACACGCTGGACATGGAGGATGTGGTAAACGCCAGCAGCAGCAACCCTGCGCATCGCCGCAATGAGATGATGGCCTGTGTTAAAGGTCTGGAGCTTATCGCGGAAATGCGCGGTGACTGCGCCGTTTTCTACACTATCACCTGTCCGTCGCGTTTCCATTCCACGCTAAATAACGGCAGACCAAACCCGACCTGGACAAACGCGACGGTAAGACAAAGCAGCGATTATCTGGTCGGTATGTTTGCTGCATTTCGTAAGGCGATGCACAAAGCCGGGTTGCGCTGGTATGGCGTGCGGGTGGCTGAGCCGCATCATGATGGCACAGTTCACTGGCACCTGTTGTGTTTCATGCGCAAAAAAGACCGCCGTGCCATCACTGCATTACTGCGTAAGTTTGCCATCCGTGAAGACCGCGAGGAGCTGGGCAATAACACTGGGCCGCGCTTTAAGTCTGAGTTGATTAACCCGCGCAAAGGAACGCCGACAAGCTACATCGCGAAATATATCAGTAAGAACATTGACGGTCGTGGTCTGGCTGGCGAGATCAGCAAGGAAACGGGTAAATCTCTGCGTGATAACGCTGAATACGTGAATGCCTGGGCGTCTCTGCATCGTGTTCAGCAATTCCGCTTCTTTGGTATTCCGGGGCGTCAGGCTTACCGTGAACTTCGCTTGCTGGCTGGTCAGGCGGCAAGGCAACAGGGTGACAAAAAAGCAGGTGCGCCGGTACTGGATAACCCGCGTCTTGATGCCATTCTGGCTGCTGCTGATGCTGGTTGTTTTGCCACCTACATCATGAAGCAGGGCGGCGTACTGGTTCCCCGTAAATATCACCTCATCAGAACCGCTTATGAAATCAACGAAGAGCCGACCGCCTATGGCGATCATGGCATTCGTATTTATGGCATCTGGTCACCCATTGCAGAGGGCAAGATCTGCACTCATGCAGTGAAGTGGAAAATGGTTCGTAAAGCCGTTGACGTTCAGGAGGCGGCAGCCGACCAGGGCGCTTGCGCCCCTTGGACTCGTGGCAATAACTGTCCCCCTGTTGAAAATCTGAACAAATCAGGGGGTGATTTACCCGATATTAAAACCATGGATGAGAAGGAGCTGCAGGAATATCTCCACAACATGGGCCAGAAGGAACGGCGGGAGCTGACAGCCAGGTTGAGACTGGTAAAACCGAAGCGGAAAAAAGCATACATACAGAGTATTTTGGAGCAGCAGCGCCTGCAGCTTGAGGCAGAACTGACAACCAGGGGGTTTGAAGGTAGTGCATCTGAGATTGATTTGCTTCTGCGTGGCGGCAGCATTCCATCCGGTGCCGGTTTACGTATTTTTTACCGTAACCAGAGGCTGCAGGAAGATGACAAATGGCGTCAATGGTACTAAGGCTGCTGTTTAACATTTTGTGCTTTATTGACCGACATCAGTACATCCAATTAACTGACAAAAAACAGTTTTACATTTTTCTGTTCCTATTATACTGTTTATATAAACAGTGGGTGTATATACAGTTTTTGTGTATCCGTGTAATGATAGGAGGGAAGATGCAGGACTATCTTTTGGAGTCATTGAAGCTTCAGCGTATTGATTTTTTTATCAAGCTTGTAGCGGCTAGTGAGTGCAGCGACGAAGAAAAGCGGCTGGCTATCCAGTGGGTGTCCGAACTGACAGACGAGCTGATGGCGAAAATTCGCAGCCATGAATACAGCCGGTCAACGGAAGTTTCCAGTTAAAGGGAGTCTGTATGTGCATTGAAATAATGATCGATAAAAGCTAGAAGATTAGCTTGATGGAAATGAACTCTATTGAATCAGATCGTTACTATAATTTGTGCTTTCTATATCCCCAAGCAGCAATCTGTAGCCTCATGGGCGGTAGCTATGGTATTGAGCTTTTTTACATCAAGTGTTTATATAACAGTTCTCATAGAGATAAGGTTCCTTCTCTAAAGGAACAGTGTAATTGTTACATGAGACTATAAGGCAAATGAAGTTACTACTTCAGTTTAAATATGTGATGTCAGTCAACATGTGATTGCGCGTTTGATTTGTAACTTATTGTTTTGTAAAATCTTTAATTTTCACACTGTATGAAATAACATGTTGACTTTTTGTTTTTATGGGTCTAGTCTCAAGGTGCCTTTTTATTTTGATATTGACATGTGACTTTTATTAAATTACCAGACGCTATATTATAGGCACTTAAGAAATTAAGTGCCTTTTGGTTTGATAAGGACTAGAGTATGAGTAGTAAGATAAATAAAGTAAAGGAAACAGAAAGTGATATCGAACAAAAAATAATTTATCCGTTTCTGACTAAGAAATCTGTTGATGGGCTTGGCATAAATAAAGAGTATATACTCACTAAAAGAAATATTAAAAGCTTAGAGATAGGTAAAGGTAGTACCAAAAAAATATATTATCCAGACTATCTTGTAATTATAAATGGTGTTCCTGTATTACTAGTAGAAGCAAAAACTCCTGGAGAGGATTTAGATAGCGCTTTTCAGGAAGCACGATTATATGCGCTAGAGTTGAATGCAAAATATGAGAGTGGTATGAATCCTCTTACCAAAATCATAGCTACTGATGGATATGAGTGGCTTGCGGGGGAATGGGATAATAACCAGGGTAGTTACCGATTAAATGAGATATCACCTGTTGATAAAAATTGTGCAAATTTTTTAGAGGAATTTTCGTTTACAGCTCTCTCGAAATTATCTGAGGAATTCATAGCTAAATCAAAACCTAGAAAATTCTGGAAGCCTAGGAGAATGATGGGAGGGAAGGCAGCTCAGAACGAAGAGGTGGGGCATAATAGTTTTGGTGCAACACTTATATCAGAGTATGGAAATATATTTAATCCAAATACACTGAATGATCGACAGTTTATCGCTCGTGAAGGGTATATTTCATCTAAGCGCAGGGACCGCTATACCCAGCCAATAGATAAAATTATCAGGGCTGCTCAACCAGTAAGCAATAGTGATTCTAAATTAATTGAAGATACTGATAATCCCAAAGAAATAATTGAAAAATTTAGAGGGCGATCTCCGCTTGAAAATAAAATTTTATTGATTGTTGGCAGTGTTGGTTCAGGAAAAACAACTTTCATTGATCATTTAAAAGAAGTCGCGCTCCCAAATGATATTATTAAAACCACTCTTTGGTTACGTTTTAATATGAATGAATCCCCGGTTTCTTCAGGGGAAGTTTATGATTGGCTTAGAGGGAAAATAATTCAACAATGTAAGTTAGCTTACCCAGATATTGATTTTGATTTGTTGGATAATTTAAAAAAACTCTATTCTGTTGAGATAAATAAGTTTAATAAGGGGGAGGGGCAATTACTTTCTGGGGATGAATATAATAAGGAATTGTTTAAAATTATTAGGGAATGTAAGTCAGATTTACATGAAACTGCACTTGCCTATACTCGGTATTGTGGGACAGAGCGCGGTAAATTAGTTGTAATAGTTCTTGATAATTGTGATAAAAGAACTTTGTCTGAACAGTTGCTAATGTTTCAGGCTGCTCAATGGCTCCAAAATGAGTTTAGATCACTAATAATTCTTCCCTTGAGAGAAGAAACTTATGATAATTATAGAGATCGTCCTCCTCTTGACACCGCTTTAAAAGATATGGTTTTCCGTATTGAACCACCGTTGTTTAATTATGTTCTTCATTCAAGAGTGCAGCTTGTTCTTAAAGAAATGACAAAAACTAGTGCTAGCAATACTCTTTCATATTCACTTCCTAACGGCTTTAATGTTGAATATAGCAAGGACGAACGTTCATATTATTTAACATCAATCGCAAACTCTATTTTTGTACATGATGCACAAATAAGAAGGATGATTGTTGGTCTTTCAGGAAGAAATATACGAAGGGCTTTGGAAATTTTCTTGGAGTTCTGCACTAGTGGGCATATTACTGAAGGTGAGTTTTTAAAAATAAGGCAAAGTGAAGGACGCTATGCGCTTCCTTTACATATTGTGACCAGAGTGTTATTACGATTAAATCGTCGATTTTATGATAGCGATAACTCATACCTTAAAAATATATTTTCGACGGAAAAAGATGATGAGAGGGCTAATCATTTTACTAGGTTTGCAATTTTGAAATGGTTCTATAATAATTTTGGGGTAAGTGGTCCAACTGGACTTAAAGGATACTTTCCTTTGTTTGCGTTAAAAAACGGATTAGTCAAGTTTGGTTTTTCTCCAAAGGTTATAACTCGTGAGGTCGATTATTTACTTCAGGGGCAATGTTTAGTTTCAGAGGATTTTAGAGAGACTGGAATAACTGATGAAGACTTACTAAGATTATCCTCGGCTGGGTTTGTGCATTTGGATATGCTCTCAAATATTAGCTATCTAGCCGCGTTAGCAGAAGATACTCTTTTCCCTACTGAGCAAATTGCCAGAAGAGTCTCTGAAAGGATGGGGTCAGTTCAAAATCAGTATAATAAAGAAATGGTTAGTGCTAATGCTAAGGAGTTAGTTGATTTTCTTGTAAATCAACGTGAAACGATAGCAAGTTTTTCAGGCGAATTTATTTCTGGAGATGAATATCACGGGCTAACTGATATCCAACCTGCAATTGATGCTGTTAAGTCATTTGCGGAAAAGATACGCGATCCTGAATGGGCAGAGTTCGAAGCTAGGTATCAGTCAGGTGATATATTAGAAGGTACTGTACGGAATTGCGATCATAGATATGGTGTTTTTGTTAACTTTACAGGAAAAATTACAGGGTTAATACATAAATCAAAACTGCCTGCAGGTTTTAACCGTATGAATGAGTATTCCAAAGGTAAAGTACTATGGGTGCGTATAGAGAACGATTTCAACGCTGTTGAGCAAAAGATTAGTTTATCTCTTGTGGATCAATGAATGGTTCCTGTCAAGTTACTCGACATATAGATTGATGTCGACTGATGAGGTCAAGCTGAGATTGTCGATGTATAGATAGTCCTGCATAACTATGCTGCATGAAAACGCATGATCGTTTAGGGATCTTTTATGCTGAGGCCCGTCATAACTGGCGGGCTTTTGCCTATGTCATGCAGGTGCATGAAAAACACTACATAAAGCGGGCAGGCGTGGCGGGGATACGAGCGCGCGCTCATTACTTTTATAATTCTAGGGTTATAATACGGGGCTATCTTTCTAGGAGAAAACACATGTCCTTAGAGTTTATCAAAGAACAGTTGTCAGATTTTATCTCATCTACAGAACCAGAAGTAATGGCTATACAGGGTGAATGGGGAATTGGTAAAACCTATACTTGGAATACGTTCCTAAAAGATAATAAAGATAAGGTTGCATTTAATAGATATAGTTATGTCTCTCTTTTTGGTATAAATTCACTAGATTCTTTAAAGTATTCTATTTTTGAGAATGCAATTACAAAGGAATATATTGGAAATAAACCTGATTTGGAGACAGCAACAACAAACGCAAGTGGACTTTTTGAATCATTTTCTCGAAAAGCAGCAGGTTTGTTAAAAGAAGTTCCTGTTGTAAAAAACTTCTCTACGACACTTGAAGCAATGTCATTTCTGACCGTTTCTAAAATGATTGTAGTAATAGATGACTTAGAAAGGCGTGGCAAAAATTTAGATGTTAAAGATGTTTTAGGGCTAGTATCTCTATTAAAAGAGCAGAAGGATTGTAAGGTGGTTCTATTGCTTAACAATGGCACAGCTAGTATGGAGGATTATTCTACTTATAAAGAAAAGGTCATTGATAGAGATATCACTTACAATCCAACACCAGAAGAATGCGCAGATATAGCCTATAAAGGTGATTCTCATGTTTATAACTTGTTAAGTAAATATTCCATTTCTTTAGGTATCAAGAATATTCGAATCTTAAAAAAGATAGAACGTTTTTTCGTGTCCTTAACACCAAATATTATAGGTGATGTTGAGACAATTTCAAATGAAGTTGCGCATTCATTAACTCTGTATTGTTGGAGCCATTACGGATTTTCTCCAGAGGGAGATGTGCCATCACTAGAATATATTAGGGGAGTGAGGAATATATATACTTATAATGACAAGGAAGAAGGCCATGAGAAAGTCTGGCTTAATACCTTGCTTAAATATGGATATAGAAAAACGAATGATCTTGATGAGGTTCTTATTGATATGGTTAGATATGGCTATCTTGATAAGAGCAGTTTCCAAAGACAAATAAGCCTAAGGAATGAGGAGATTACGCGTGATAATAAACGAGGATCCTTATCTGAGGCATGGCAGTTCTTTCATAATTCATTTGATGACAATCAAAATCAGGTTGTTGACAAGCTATATCAAGCGGTGGTTGATGGGATGAAATATGTGACTCCAAGTGATTTAGATAATGTTGTCGGACTATATAGGGATTTCGGAGAGAATGCTAAGGCGAGTGAATTGATTGAACAGTTTATTAATTATGGTAACGATGCTCTAAAGGAATATGTTCAATCTATTTATGTGAATGTTCATCCCGTAAGAGATACTGAGTTGTTGTCAAAAATTCAAGCCTATTCTAAGATTATAAATATTGATGGTTCAATATATGATGTTCTTAAGAAATTATCAGGTCAGAATGGTTGGTCTGATAGACATGAGGAAATATTGGATGCTGCTTCAGTAGATGACTACTATCAATTATTTAAAAATGTCATTCTTGATGGTGGTGATTCAATAATAGCTACGGCGCTTAAATTCGGAAATTTTAGTAATGGTTCTGATAGAATGAATCGTATAGGGAAAAAGGCAAGGGATGCCTTGATAAGAATTGGAGATGAATCTGCGATTAATAAAATGCGTGTAAGGCGATTTTTGTGA